ACCTAATCCAGCAGTCAAGCCAAGTTTAGCCAATGTATTTGGATCGGTAATTGCTTTGGTTAATTTGTCTGTCCATGATGGTTCACCTGGTTTAGTAGGTGGAGCAGCAGAAGGAGCTTGTTGATCTGGGCTAATAACTCCAGGAGCTACAGGTGATGGTGCAGAAGTAACCGTTGGAAAAGCTGGACCTGCTTGTTGCATTGAAGTTTGACCTGCAACATACGGGGTAGTTTGACCATATTGATTTAATATGTCAGCCGATTGATAGCTACCAGACGGACCAACGGGAGCATAAGCATCACCGCCTGGAGTATAGGATGATCCTACTTGTACAGGTACACCAGTATCGGCTTGCGTTGGAGTAAATTGACCTTGTTGATTAACAACATCATAAGTTGGAGAAACGGGTTCTGGAGGGCTAAAGTCATAAGATCCTGAATCTTCAAACTCAGGAAGTCCAGTATCAGGATTAACACTACCTGATCCACCCCGTCTTTTAAGAAGGGCAGCTTCTTTAGGCGTAATGTGAGCAAGCATAGTATCTTTACCACGCCCTTTAGCCCGTAGCATTTGTGCTAATGCGGGTAAATCTGTTTTAAGTGCTTGTTCAATTTTTGCCATTTTATACTCCCAATGCTCCCCGTAATGATTCTAAATTCCAAACATCTTTTCGCTTGCCATCACTTAATAGAGTAGGTTCTCCCGTAGCTTTGGCTGGATTATCTGCTGGAGAACCACCCAATAATGCTGATGATAATGAACTTGAAGCCCCTCCATTACCGCCAACAACTGATTGCGATCCTAAAATATTACCAATGGTGCTAATACCTGGTGCGGGAGTATATCCTGAATCTCCCCCACTACCCGATCCACCACCGCCTCCCCCACTACCCGATCCACCATCGCCACTGCCAGATCCAGGGGTGGCAACACCTTTTCCAGATCCAGGAGTTACGCCAAATCCAGATTGAGTTGCGGAAGTATTTATATTCCCAGGAGTAGCTCCGCCTCCAGAGCTTTTAGATTGCTTAGAAATTGTGTTTAATATGCTTGGATCTATAATTTGTGGGCTAGGAGTAATGTAATCTCCTTGACCTGCTACTGATTGCGCTAATTGAATACCTTTATCGTAGTCTGATGAACTAATTAGCCCTGAATTTAACCAATCTTTTAATGTTGCTTCATCAGGTGGGGTATTAGGAACTGGAGATCCCATTAAATTTGAATAGCTACCATCACTTTGAATACCTTGAACGGTTACATTTTGAGCATATTGAGGTACGCTAGGATCAATTCCCGCAGTAGTAGTTGTTGGTGTTTTTGTTGAATCATAAACACCAGAAGCCAAATTGGTCAGAAAAGATAAAGCAGCAGAAGCGGTAGGATCTTTTCCAGTTAATGAAGCTACCGTTGCACCACCAGCAGCCCCACCAACAGCTTTTGACAATGAAGTACCAACATCTCCTGCGTTAGCAGCTTCAACAATACCAGTGCCTACAGCACCACCCGCAGCTCCAGCTAAAGGATCTCCGCCAGAAACGACTGATTTTGTTGCGCCCGTAGCAGCGTTAGCAATAATACTAGCTGCTTCAGGACCTACAGATTCAGATAATTGACCAGCTAAAGGAGCAGAAGCACCGCCAATAGCTCCAGTAGCGCCACCAATTAAAGCAGCGTTAGCGATTTGATCTCCATTACCACCGTTAGCAGCAGTAATTATTGCCGATTCACTTGCGCCAATAGTGGCGTATCCCGCAGCAGTAGCAGCAGCTCCAGTTAATCCCATTTCAGTACCAATTAAAGGAGCTATTTCAGGAGCGACTATGGCTACCGCAACAATGGCAACTATTTCGACTACTTGTAAAACATCAACTGATCCGCCTCCGCCTCCGCACATAACAGCTCCTTAATGTAAATGTTTAACTGTATTAAATCCTACTGTCTTATAGCCTAAATGCGTATAAAATCGTTGGGTTTTTTCAATGTCTATTGCAGTAGTTTGTCCAAAGCAAATATCTTCTACACCTTGATCTTTAGACCATTTTTCAAATGCTTGAACTAATCTAATGGCAGCAGATGACCCCCTGTACTCTGGCAATACAAAAAATCCCATGTCAGTAGATTTCATACGGTCACTAAAAAAATATTTTTGTGTTATTCCCGCAATAAAACCAATTAGTTTATTGTCTTTTTCCGCTAAAAACACTATTAAATTAGGCATCAAAGTCATTAAATAGATTTGATTTTTGTCGGGAAGGGCTTTATCAAATTCCGATTCGGCAATCATAGAACAAACAAGTTCATAAAATAAATTGAATTGGTCATTAGATAAGCGTGAAATCTTCATACACCGCCTTCTTGTTTGATTTGTTCTGCTAATCTTCCCGCAGAAATACCACTAGCAACTAATCGGTAATCAAAACCTTTTTTAATATTTTCAGGTTGAATCAAGCCTTCTTTGACCGCCATTTCAATCATCATGGGGTATTCTTTTTTGTCTTGCAATGCTCTTTCAGCCATTTTCCCCGCACGAATTAACACATCGGCAGAAATTCCATGTTGTTGCATAATTTTTTTTAAATCATCTTTGCACTTTTGCAACACAGGTGAGCTTGATTCTGGTTTTTTACCAGAAATCAAATTCATTACATCCGAATTTATTGGTTGTGTTTGTTGCGGTGCAGAAACCTGATTTTTTTGGGGGGTGGGAATCATTATGTTAATCCTAAAGAACCAGCAATTTGCTGATGTATTGTTAAATGTGTACCAATCCAATCGTAAAATTGATCCTCTTTATTAAAATCTACATCTAGCATATTAAAAGGATTTTCCAAACCTAAATAGCTTGCAAGGGCTTGATGTTCTACTTGATGAGCCAATAACCAGTCATCTAGGTTCTCAATATTGGCATCTGTAATAGGGAATTTAGGGTATAAAAGCCCTTGATCCGCTAAGTTTTCCCAAAATAATAGGTGTTGAGTGCCATTTTCAAACAAAAATTCTCCTAGTGATTCAGGATCACCAAATTTAACAATGGAGAGGATCTCAAAATTCACTTGTCAGCCTTTGTATCGAGCTTATCAAAGATTCTAGCTAACATTCCCTTGATCTCCGCAATATCAATACGGTAATCATCCTTCATTACATAGCCTTTTTCAATCTCTTTGACATCATCACGAAGATCTCGCACAGCATCCCATAAGACCTTGAGAACCCATCCTACTAGCGTTCCCGCTAGGGTAGTAACAATATTAAACAAGAATTGACTGTCCATTAGTTAGACCGAGTAGTAAGGGATTTTGACATTAACACCATTTAAGTTAATGATTAAATAGTTAGCGGGAATTAGCATCATGGTTGCAGAGCTAAATGTAGCGTTTGCAGCTATGTTTGAAGTGTGATTAACAATAGTGACATTCATCGTACCGCTAGGAATAGTGACATTGGCTAAAGTCACATTGCCAAGACTGGTAGCTGTATTGCCTAAACCAACGGTAGTGTTACCAAGGGTAATGTTGCCACCAGTGATTGCTGTGTTAGCAATAGCAATTGCCACATTTGCTGCCGTTGTTACTCTGCCTTTGGCATCAACGGTGACTTGCGCTACGGTGCTTGCATTGCCGTAAACACCCGCAGATACACCGCTAGTGTTTAAAGTAGGATTAGGGTAAGTACCAGTAAGATCGCCACCCGCAGCGCCACCAGGAGAAGTCCCCGTAATAATTACATTGGCTGCTGTTGTTATTTGACCTTGAGCATTGATGATTACTTGAGCAACAGTTGATGCGTTTCCATAAGTGCCAGCCGTAACAGTCGTATTGGCAAGCGATACTGTGCCATTACCCGTAATTGGGCTTGGACTTACATTGATTCCAGTACCAGCGTTGATCTGGGTTACTGTACCGTTAGTAGTACTACCACCTATGTTTACGGTCTTTAACATGATCTACAAACCGTCTCCAGGGGTAATGTACACAACGGCATTAGCCGTACTTGTACCAGTAAAGTAAGCATTAGGAGCAAAGGTCAGAATCTCATCTGTACCCGCTAACAATGGAAAAGCTGTACCGCTAGTGGTCACATTGGCTGAAGCAGTATTAGCAGTTGCAGCATCGTTGCCGTAACCTAAAAATACTAGCGTTGATCCAGCATTGATAATCCGATACTGATTACCACCTAAAGTAGTAGATGACACTTGTACAGGTGTGGGCGCAGTAACGCCAGCCGTAAAAGTAACGGTGTTGCCAGTTTTACAGAAAGCGTTAATTCCCATGACTACTCCTGTGGAGTTTGTGTTGGCAATTCGTTTTTAGCTTGCTCTGCTTGGTACGCTGCGATTACTTCAGGTGTCCATGTTAAGTTGCAAATAGCTACAACATTAGCTGGTACACCAGTTAAATCAGCTTCAGGTGCAAGTGAAGTGCGATGATAAGTTTGGCTGATTTGGTTGCCATCTTCCATGATTCGTGTAGCTTCACGATACAAGACTGTGCCGTTCTCTGTGATGGTAATCTGGTCGATAATTACTTCTTTTGATAATGCCATTTTAAATCTCCTGTTAAGTGTCCGACTAACCTAATATGGGTTAGTTAATTAAGTTGCAATATAAGTGTAAACTCCACCTACTGATTTTCCTTGTGCAGAAGCACCTGTTAAATATCCACCTGTTGAATTAAAAAATGCTTGATTATTTGTTCCTGTATAAACTTCTAATGTGATTATTGGAGCATTATCCATAGTCATCGGAATAGGGTTAGTGCCTGACATATTAACGCTAAATGGTAAACCAGCAATTCTTAATAAAGAACCACTAATTGAAGTTGCTCTTACAGCAAACCATAAAGTGACTTGCGAACCTATTTTTCTGTAATAACCATTTTGAATATTGTAACCACTAACCGAACCTGAATCACAACTTAAAGTTGGCGTCCAAGTACCTTCTTCATAATCATCTAGTGTGTTTGCATCAGATGAAGCAGATTGGGTTGCGGGGAATGTGATTCCTGCGCCTGAAGCGGAAGGAGTAGCACCACCAACACCGATGGTTGAACTTCCACCAATAGTAGTAGCAGATATAGTATTAGGCGTTGTAGCACCTAAAGTTCCGTTAAGCGCACCAAAAGCTATGGTATTAGTTAATGTCACATTACCAAGCGTGGTAACAGTATTGCCCAGACCAACGGTGGTATTTCCAATGGTTACGCCAGTATTAAAATTGGCATCTAAATTGGATAACGGTATGCTTGTTGTAGCATTACCAAAGATAAACGGAACTCCAGCCATTTAGAACCTCACTCTCAATTCATGTTCAAATTCAAATGTATTGACCACAAAACTTGCTGAGTTTGAAGTTTGTGTCAACCCTAAATATTTACCCCATTGTTGCGCATCTGACTTGTATAGCTCATAGCCTATACCACCTATCCAAGATATTACAGTAGAACTGTTGTTAATCCAAGGGATGGTAGTGTTAGATGTGTTATACCAAGTAATGTAATTTCCAAGCGTGTAAACAGGACTAGCGCCCGATTCAGAATCTACTGTGACATTTATTTCTACGCCTGAAGTGGTGGTAGCTTCAACCGCAAATTTAAGTGCTTGTTTAGTGCGAATTGGATCACCCATTGGATTTAATGCAGTCTGAATACGACTGGTAATTGCCGATTGCGAATCCTGATACAAACGATATAAACGATCATTTCGTACACCGTACATATTGATAATCCCACTTACAGGCACGGAAACGACATATAACATATCGTCACCTTGGCTAGTAATAAACCATTTTTTCTCAAAAAACACCGCTTGAATGTACCGATATGACTTGGTAAATTCAGCATCGTAGTACCTAAAATTAAACGCAGCGCACAAAATGTTGTTTAAAAGCACCTGTCCAGCAGTAGTTTCTTCGGTGGCAAAGTCAATATTCGGAAACATTCCGTCAAGCGAATCAGATATTTTGCTAGTGGTAGAACCTACAAGGGCATATACCCCGTAGTTATTCATAAATAATACTGATCTAAAATAAGGAAAAATAGCATACGCTAACTTAGTCCCTACTGATGCGCTTACATTGGTATTAGTAAATAAAGTAGTACCGCTAGTAGTAACCCTGACATCCGAAAATACATTGATGGAATCATCACCAAAAATATACAAAAAGTTATTAGCAGAAAGAAGTTGCTGTATGTTGCCATGAAGTGTGCTGTCCGTTAATGTTACAGATCCCGCAGAAACGCTTGTAAAGTCACTATACGATCCCGCAGCGCTGTAGTAGATAGTTCGCCCTTGGGCAATCCAAACACGACCTGAAAAGCTCTCTATTGCGACATTTTTTTGAGTGTTAATAAGCGCAGTTAAAACAGCGCCCGATCCACCACCACCTGATACCGTTGCCGTAATGTTGGCAGAATTAGTGTATCCCGTACCATTGTTGGTCATAATGACCTGAGTAACGGCATTGCCAGATACAATTGGTGTGCCTGTTGCTCCTGTGCCACCTCCACCCAAAATAGTCACAATTGTATTGGCAGGATCGGTATAGCCAGAACCACCAGAAATTACATTGACATAAACTGTGCCAGTAGCAAAGCTAGTAATCCCCGCTATTGCAGAAGCGCCTGATCCACCGCCACCACTAAAAGTAACGGATAAATTAGCTCCGTTGGTATATCCTGAACCACCATTTACCAAAGAAACATAATTAACCGTATTGCTACCGCTAGTTAAACTAGCTACCGCATTAGCTTGAACACCGCCAGTTTGGTCATATCCTGAAATAACTACAGTAGGAGCAGTAGTATATCCAGTGCCGTTATTGGTAACACCAATAACCCCTACTGATCCAACGCTAATAACCGCATTACCATCCCAAGTAAAATATCCCTTGTCTGGGTCAAGAATAAGCATCCTATCGTTGTACCACTGAGTGGTGTTAATAGGATAAAGTTCAGAAACACCAACAGTAGAAAAAGTCCCCGCTGGCGCTACATTTCCTGTGGTGTTATTAGAAATATTAAAATATTGGGCTGATCCATCTGCTAAAAATCCCACTACATAATCTGAAACGCCCAAATTACATGAAGTAAGATAAACAACCTCATTAGAAAATGAAACAGCTACATTAGAATTATCTTCAACCGCAACGCTATTAGGAGTAATTTTAATGTTGCCTGAACCAATAGGCTGTGCGTTTTCAATCCAAGAAAACTCATTTTCATCAATTGCAGTACGGTTAGCCTTGGTGTTAAGACCTTTAAAAACCTTAACAACCTGATATGACTTTTTCTGTTCGGCTGCTGCCATGATTAGTAAGGACTACTGTAAACGCTAGGAATCCTACGAGTAAAGGTGCTGTTAATGACACTTGCGCCTTGCTTGCTGTATTCCTGCTTGTAAATCTCAGCTTCACCGTAACTTTGTTCATAGTATTTAGCTAAATAAGCAGCGTAGAACTTAACCATAGTGCTATACGGATCGTTAATGACATCCGTTACTGCTGGCGTGTTTAATGACAATGGATTAGGCAAGACTACGCAATCAATCTCAATTTGATAGATTTGATCGGGTACTGGTCCTAAATAGATTTGTCCTTGACCATAAATACTAAAGGCTAAAGGTCTGCCAATGTAGTTTTGCCAAAATCTTAATCGTGCATTGAAATCACTCCAAGCTAAGTAATCCATCGGTACACGAGTATTACCCCAGTACAGATTGATGTTGATAATGTCTAAGACTGTGTTTCCAGAGCTTGGTGACAATGGAGATGACCCCATTAACTGTGTCAAAGCTGCATAGCTAATGTTCTCGCAATTACCCACATAAGTCAATTGGGCTGACCCGTCTGCAAAGGGAGCTGTTGGAGGGTAATTGCTGTAATTGTTTGTGCCACTAGCAGGGTAAGCGGGAGCAGTAGATCCTGAAGTTCCCGCAGTAGTGTATTGATAAATAAAGATATTTGAAAATACAAAACTGTTTAAAGTAACGGCTGTATTAGCTACCCATGCGGTAGGATTTGATGGCGTTACACCACCAATGGTTGCTGTGGGTGCGACTTGACATGGCGTTTGCGTAATAACAATTTCACGCAAGCATCCAGTATCTCTGACAGCTCTTTCTCTGGCAGAGTTAATGTAATCGGTTAACTGCGAATCGCTATAGAAATTCCCGTTAGCATCATGCAGTAACCTACGGACTTCCGTAATGTACGAATTAAGCGTTGCCATTTATTGACCATAACTCATGCTACCGCTTGAAGGACTTTTCCCCCGCCCTTCCTAGAGGTTGGGAGGGGTACTCTTTCCACCAACGGGGATAACGATTGGTTCTTGCTTGGGGGTTGGGTAGAAATCTCCCACTGGGATAAAAGCTCCATGCCTTTTTCCAAGTCATTTTGAGAAACAATCCACCCTAACCTTGCCAAATAAGGCTCTTTGTTGTCATCTCCATAACCAAAAATGTGACGAGCTACTTCTTGTGGAATCTCTACAGTTTCATCTTTAGGAAAACTATAGAACACTCCCGCAAAGCCATCTTTTAGCTTTTTGTCAGAACGATTGGTTACGAAGATATTTGACATTTAGAAACTCACGACATCGCCATATACAGCAATAGTTGAAGTGTTAGCGACATTACCGCTACCAGTGTTCACATTGACATATAGAGCTTGGGTTGTAAAACCAGTAATAGCAGAACTGCTGTTATACGGACTAGCAATAGTCAAGTCTTGGTAAGTACCAGCGCCTGTCAAATTGGTTAGTGTTGTATTTGCTACTACAGCGTTAGAAATGTTACCGTCAGAGCTAGTAGTCACTGAAATAATCACATTCGAGATATTCCCGATTGGATTATTTAAAGTAATTCTACGAACAATAACGCTACCAGAACCAACGGTTGCATTAGCATTAGTTAAACCACCACCTAAAAACGGGAGTTTGATACCTGTTACGGTAGCATTACCCGTTGTATTAAAAGTAGCAGTTTGACTTACAGCAATACGACCATTCCCGAATGAATCAAGGTAATACTGTGATACTGAATCAGGATTAGCCATTTATCGCCCCTTAACTGTTAAAAGTGCCAGATACAGGAGAACCACCATTTACAGTCACTAATTGCACTGTAGCGTTAGTAGTTGCCAATAACTGCACGTTCACACCATCAGAAATTACCATGCCACCTGAGTTAACTGGATACACATTTGACCATGTAGCCACATTAGAAGTGGAGTTGTAACTTGTAACAGTTTGAATGACCACATTGGTTGTGCCAACTACTAGATAAGTTCCAGCAGGTACGACATTTCCAAGGGTGGTTGCAGCGATGTTTGAAGCGTTTTGAAAATACGAACTTGGCGTATTTGCATAAGTACCTGCAATGAGGATTTTATTTAAACCGAGTGCCATGACTAATTCTCCTTAGATTGAAATAGAGTTATAGCCAGATACTCTGGTCATTGACTTAGGCTTGGTGCTTACTAATTCAGCAATCATCAAGACAGCGCCAACATAACCAATCTGCCAGTTAGGTAGAGTGGACTCAAATCCAGTAAATACAAACGAACCTTGATCGTGAATGTACAAGCTCAAGTAGTTTGAGTTAATGAAATAAACAGTACCTTCTGGGCAGTATGGGTCTGGATAGATTGGAACACCAGCAACCATCAAAGCTCTAAATGCAGCTTGAGGACCGTTGCTATCACCATCAAAACCATGTCCTGGCGTAATTACATATTGCTCTTGACCAACATAATCTTGTGCCAAAAGTGTCCATGTACCAAATCCGCAAACGCCAAAAGTTGGAACTTCAGCGCCATTCTTAACAGTACCTGAAATGTACTGGAGAATGTTTTGACGAGTTGGGTTTACTGAGCCTGCGTTGTAAACCTTAGACTTCCACCATGTATAGGTAGTACGGTTGATGTTACCGTAGGTAGTCATGTTTGTACCATCATCAATAGCGCCTGGCAAGCCAATGAACTGTTGAGTGTTGGTGTAGTTGTTGTACAAGGCAGTAGCCATTGCATCCATCATTACATTGGTCGCATCGTTCATGCGTGCTTCGATCAATGGAATAATGGCGTAATCTTGCTGTACTGCACCTTCCATACCGAGAAACGGTACTGGAGCAATCATTAGCTTCAGATTAAATTCAGCATTGAAAGCACCCTGTTGTACTGAAGGCTGGTTAAAAGAACCAGAATAATCAGACCACTGAGCGTTAACAAACTGCGCACCTTGTACTGGTACGGTTACTTGGGATACACCGCCTGAAGCCTGTTGACTATTTGCAATCAACGCAGCCATCAATGGTGTGCTGTTATAAAGCTGTACTACCAGCTTGGGGATAAACGCTCTACGAGTTACATAAGTAAGCTCATTGTATTGGCTTGATCCTGATGCTGGGACTATTCCGCCACCTATTGGCATAATAATTCTCCGTTAAAAGTAAATATCCCCATTTACTGCTGTTTAAATACCTATTGGTCTTGTGTTTTTACGCAAGTCCTTTAGTGCTTGTGCTGCTTCTTCCCTTGCGCCCATTTGTGGATTTTTCCAATACTTAGAAAGGTCAAACTTGTTTAAGGCGCTTGGCGTATAACCCATTGCTGAGTTAGGTGTTGGTTCTGCTGCTTGGCGCATCCAATCAAAATACTCTGCTGCTGTTTCGTGATTGGTCATGCCTTTATCAAGCATGAGTTTTTCGATTTCTTCAATTTCTTTGGTAGGGCGATTTAATCTTGCTCTACGCTTATTGAGTTCTTCTACGGCATCACGCTCACGCATTTTTGCTTCCAAATTCATTACCCGTGTTTCGGCTGCGGATACTTTAGTATTTGTAAAGTCCTCAATGTCGAGTTCAGGAATGGACATTTCAGGCTTAACCTGTTTTGTCATGCGTAAAAATTGTTTTCTTGTAGCAGGATTATCAGCTAATTGGCGAGCCAACATAGCTAATTCATCACGCTGTTCTAGTGAAAGATCTTCTAAACTCATCTTCTATCCCCTTATTCGTTAGATGACTTTTTTGGTATCGCCTGGCTTAGACATAGACATCATGTTCTTGTAGCCAGCTTTAGGTGCAGATGATAAGCCACCAAACTCTGAATAGCGTGGAGTATTGATAACTTGACCATTTTTCTGATTGTTATCAGTAGGTCTGCGTGGCATTGATGAACCACGAGGTTTAAAGAGTTCCATAGTAATTCCTTACATTTGTGGAGTTGCGGAAGGTGCGCCACCTGGCATACCACCTGGCATTGCTGGAGGTGGTGTTGGGGCAGACATACCTGGGATTTGCGGAGCTTGTTGCATTGCTTTTCCTTCAGCCGTTGCTCCACCAGCTTGAGGTAATGTTTGTAGCATCTGCATAATTTCAGCAGGTTGCAATTCATTTGTTTTTGATTTTTTAGGACCAATTACACCTGTCATTGTGCGAATAGCGCCTAAAATCTTTTGACCTTCTTCTGTTTCGCTACCAAGAGCTGGTAAGGCTTGTTCTAACAAATCCATTGCCATTGCTAAGTTAATCATAGCTGCTTCACGATTACCCATCTTTGGTTCTGGGGTACTCATTGGTGAAGCCATTGGAGGAGCTGAAGTATCAGACATCCCCGTTACGCCTTCTGGGTCGGGTGGAATACCAGCAGGTGTTGCGCCATCCCGTTGGGATTTAATCATCTGCATTAACTGATCTGAGGGTACGCCCATAGCATTTTCCTATTAAGTTTCTCTGTATCGTAATCTTAATCTATTGAATGTCAAGTGGGGGGAATTATTTAGTTTCCCTCCCCCTCTAGGACTTATTCGGTCAACCCGAAGTAACTTCAGAGGGTTTTAGCCCTCATCCGATTACTTGCGTGCTTTACGACCTTTGCGAGATTTGCGTGCCATGTGAATTTCTCCTGATAGCATACGGTCACCTATTTATAGGGTAAGGCAGCCACAACCCTTTCCTCGTGAAGGAAGAAACCTTATCTGCGTGACTTGCGTGCTTTTTTATGTGACTTGCGCATTTTAATCTCCAATTAAGCTATCCCCTAACTGAACGACCTAAATCCCTTGTTTTAGCAGATCTATCCAAACTCTTTACAC